ATCAGTACCTTGTGCAGGATCTACTAGTGAAATTGTTTTATTTCCAAGTCCGTCTGGAGCAGTAGGAACTGCATGAACTTGAAACGTTAAATTCTGTGTATCTGTTTGAGCTGTTATATCTGGTGTACCACTAGCTGTATAATCTAGTTGATAGTTACCAGGTGTTTTGCCTGAGAAGTCATGTTGTATAGATCCTTCAGTAGTTGTTGTATCATTAGAACTTCCATCATTCCAATTAAATTCAGCACTATCTTTATTTTCTGAAGTATCTGTGACTTCTACTATTGCTCTGTTATTACCTAAATAATCAAATCCATCATAAACATCAAACTGGTTATCTCCATTCTTGTCTGATACTTGTACTGCCGTTCCAGATATGTTTGCTCTTACGTCTGGCTCAACGTGTATACTAAACGACGAACTTGTAAATGGACTGCTTGAGTGTCCACTTATTACTTGTAAATTACCTGTATAATCTTGAGGTGTATTATTATTTGTTAATGTATATTTGTGTGTTATCGTACTGCCTGTATCTCCTGCTTGACCCGATCCTACATTAACTGTTTCTATTGTTCCATCTCCAAAATCCCATCTATAAGTTATACCATAATCTGCATAACTTCCTATAGTAGCTTCTGTGTTGTTTGTAAATGTAACATCTAATCCATTTGATGATTCTTCATTAATACCTGTTGTAATATCTGAAGTTGTATCTGGAGTATGTGTATCATAGATTTTAAATGAGTCACTACCATTTAGTGGTAGTAAACTTTGTGTCATTGTATCGTGTGCATCAAGTGTTAATGATACTGTACGAGTAACGTCTGTGAGTGTGCTGGCCGAGAATGTGTGAGCTATCCTCGGACCAGCACTACCACCTGAAACTGAGTTGTCAGATATAACATCGTCCGCAGAACCGTCGCCCCAATTCCAAGTATATTGGATTGTTGCTCCGGCTGTGTTCGTTGTTGTATTTTGGAAGTAGACAGTATCACCGTCGTTCCAGGTAGTAACCTGTGAACCGCCTGTTAGTGAGTCAAATGCGACAAAACTAACTACTGGGTTGGCGGTAAAAATTGAAATATAATCTTCTCTTGTTTTTGATTGTGAGCTACCAGCTCCTACACCTTGATCATGAAATGCTGTAACTTGCACATCAAAAGGAGAATTATCACTGTTATTATAAACGTGTGTTGGAGTACTATCAGTTGTAGCTGTTGTAACATCTCCATCACCCCAATTAATAGTATATCTATTTGGGTTTCCTTCTGTTGTAATATTAAGTGTTGCTGTTAATCCTGCTCCACCAGATGTAATATCTGAAACAAAGTCAACAGTTTTAACGTATGTATTATTTCTTACGTTTTCTATTGTTTGATAAACTTCTGTAAGGTCTGCTGTAATTTCTGAATCTTGACTAGAATCAAAATTTGCAAGGGTTGCATCAAGGAATGCTTTTGTAACTAAATCTTGTGGGTCTACTGGATCACTTGCATTCTTTACTATTTTTGTAGATACATCAATGTTATTTCCTGCACCTGCATCGAGAATTAACTCGTCATCTGATTTAAGTTTTCCAATACTATGGTTTATATTAATAGCCACTATTCTTATTCCTCACAACCTCGCCGCTCTTGCGTTTTTGTATTAACTTATTAAAGTTACCTACGTAACGTTAGCACGGAAAATAGATAGAATAGACCAGCCGTTTGTTGTGTATATCAGATCAGCAGTATCACCTACTGATGCAAATGAAATACTAGTGTAGCCTAATGCTGTACCAGGCGTAACTGTAATTGTACCTGTTGGAGTGGCTGTAACTATAATTGTTTTACGTTCACCCACACTTCCATTGGCTAATGCTAAAGATGTATTTGTACTTCCATCTAATAAAACTGTGCCTTTTGTTGCTGGCACATCTGTTGTTGCTGATGCTGGATTTTGACTAGAAATAATCTTTTCAAAATATCCGATATTCCAAGGTTTAGTTGTACTACCAATATTATATTGAATTCCTGATGTGATGTCAGGTAGAACATCACTGCTGATATTACTATTAAGTGTAAGTGACCCACCACTTGCTCCTAGTGTAATAATATCACCATTTACAACAAGAGTACCCTGTACATATAAATGCCCAGAATTAAACATTCCACCTTTGTTGTGCAAAGATGCACCCGCTGGCATTGATGCTTGACTTAAAGTTAAGTCTAAATCTTGTGTACTTTCTATAATTAGACGCCCTGCGTCTGGATTAATGTGTGATGACATAGTATACTGTTCCTATTTTTCTACTTCCATTTTAATTAGTTAAAATTATATATGTATTTATGCTTTTTGCTACGATAGATTGTGTTTTACAATATGGCCATAAAAAAACCCACAAAAAATGTGGGTTTAGTTACTAATACCAAAATAGGAGGGACTTGGGTACACCCTCAACCCCTCGACTAGATACCATTTCTAACCCAGGGAACCTGCAACCGCTCGGTAGAGCGATGTGACACAACGCATTTCTGCAACCATGCCTGAGTACCATCTCTTTACAGTCAAGTTCGACGCTCTGGTAAACGCCTCTTCCTTGCACTATTAACATTGGATGATCAATCCGCTGTTGGTATTATCTATAATATATACTAACTTTACCTAAAGGTCAACCTTTTTTTACCAAAAATATTAGATTTTTTGCATTTTGGGGTCTGAGCTTAAGATATTCTTTTCAGCACGAGGCCTAGATAGCGGTCTTTCCATTTGCTTTCTATGTATTGCTTTATGTGCGTCTTCAGTTCGCTTCTTTTTACGAGCGATTTCAAAGTCTCTGTGATTCATGACACTCTCCTTTTTACAGTTAAGTGCGTTCCTTCGGTTCATTACCTACTTCCGTCTCTTACGAGATGAACGATGATAATGCGTTCCTTCAGCCTTAGCTTACTTCCGTCCGAAATCTACAGGATGAACGATTGTACTATTATTTACTAAATTATTTACCTGATTTAACTACAAACATAAACTTTCGTATTGTAGCATTAACCTATCTTCTTGCCCTATACCATATTTTCCACCTACAAAAAAGGGCTTTGCCATATGATATCGTTTATTATCCCAAGATATTAACTGTCCTGGTTTCCCAAAATCTAATACTTTATTAAGTGATAATCCATGGAACTTTTCTATTGGTAACTGTGACTGATATTCTGTTGCAATTAGTTGCATCCAAGTATCTTCATCAAATGGCTTACCTGTTAAGTTTCTTATATACTCACCAAACATTTCAAATTTATCGCCTTTAGAAAAAGTTATAACTGGTTTTTTCTTTTCATCTAAATTATCTAAATTATTTGTAATATCGTAATATGTACTATATGGAAACCATTGATCAAAAATAATTGTTGCTTTTCCGGGTTGAGCATCTAAGTTAACTAATCCTTGATGTGCGTGTTTTGCTCCTCCGCCTATTGGAAAATACTCTTCTAATTTATAATTTGGATGATGTAATGGTCTTGGATTTTTCTTTTTTAATTTAGTTAAAACATCTTGTCCATCGCAATGTATTTTTAAACCTTGGCTAAAATTATGAAATGCAATATCTGTAACTTTTGCAGGTCTTCCTATCTCTTTAAACTTATCTTCCATTATGTTAACAATAGTAGTTGACCAATCATTTAATCTATCAACAAATTCAAACTCTGATGTTCCAGTTACAAAGTCTAGTTGTACTCTTTTACCTTTGTCATGTGTTTCTTTACTACGTACAGATGATACAATTTGACACCAATCTAATCTTTTATTCACTGTGGATCTTGTAAAATTTGCTTCTTCAATTCTTACATATTCTTTATCATTGTTGTACTCAATTTTTTTTAGCACATCGTCAAATAAACGTTTATAACCGTTTTTAATAAACAGTAATTGTTCTGCATTAAAAAAGTCTGGGTGCTCTATTGATTCGTATAAATCTTCGTTATAAAATTTAGACATTTACTATCTCTATATTTGGAAAAGGTTCGTCCTCAATTCCTGTAATGTGTTTTTCATAATCAATTTTTAATTTTATGGTTGGAGATAATATATCTTTACCGCTAATTAATCGTTGATAATAACTGTGTGGTAAATCTTCTCTTGAAAGTTTATTACTAATATGTAAATTATTATGTAGTTTAATATCAAAATACAGAATTAAATATTCGTCATCATCTGGTATTCTATTAAGCGAAATTTCTTCACAATAATTTTTTAGTTGTCCAGGAGAATCAAACTCTAATATACATTTTGTTTCTGTTATTTTTTCACCAAACTTATATAACCTATCATTTATAATATTGTCTGTTATATTAATAGAATCTAATGTTGGCATTTCTAACTTATCTAGTACTGTATGATATTTTCCTAGTAACTCTCGATTTACTTTTACAGGAGTATCATGTACATAAAGTTTAAATGATTCTGGAATAGCATCTGCTTTATATTTTTCTTTTAAATTTAAATAATCAAATATTAATCTACTTTCAAAAATATGATCTCCTATGCCTTCGCAAACTACTAAATCTACAGTATCACCTTTAAATTCGTTAAGAAACTCATCCGATCTTTTATTGTGTATAATACAACAGTCCTCTACGCCATGTTCCTTTACCATTTGCTCTATTACTTTTATTAGCTTAGGCTCTTGTTCTACTAAATGTACTGTTTCTGCACCTGCTTTAGCACATTCTATTCCTAGTATACCTGTTCCTGCTCCCAAGTCAATGACTATATCGCCAACACAAACTTTTGCCCTGATTGCCTTCACAAAGTTATTAAGCCTGTGAGTATCAGATAGCATATAAAAATGACTATGTGTTTGTGTGTATTTTCCTCTAAACATTATAGCTATTTATTATTGTTAATATGTTCCTTGTATGCTTCTTCAAAACCTTCTGTACCATATACGGCACGTTCGTTGTTGTTCCATAATCTTTTGAAGTAGCTGTTGTAACTACTTTTTATTGTTTCTGAAGATGTATTTAAATGTCCTTTGACTAACCAAAATAGTCTGCAACATTCTTTATAGTCGGGATCCATAGGACTTCCTAAATTGGCACCAGCTGGAGGAATCGAACCCCCGCCTTCAGTTTTGGAGACTGTCGTGCTACCACTAACACCAAGCTGATTAACTGTACCTTCATAGTACTACACGTTATTCAGCTTGTCAAGTTTTTAAAATCCGTTTGGAATTAAAATATAATGTATTGTTAATACAATTCCAATAGATGCTAACAACCCTGTTATCATTTTAATAAAATCTTTTCCAATTAATGGAAATACTACTTTTAGTTTTCCCTTGCCTAGCATTGTAGCCATTGCAAGTTCACGTCCACATAGTAATCCAACAAACACCCAAGTTGTTGACATTGGAATATCGTTTAGTTCTTTAAAGAACCAAAGTACTAACCAATAAAATAAATCAATAATTGTTGCTGATCGAACATACTTTGTATTGTGTTTTTCTAATACTATTTTTTGTATTTTACCTCCGCTTTCACGGAACATAAATCCTAATCCAATAACAAATACTAAACTAATCATTACCATTAATTCAAAGTTCACTTGTCTTGGTAGGAATACGGCAATGTTTGCCATGTCATGACTTAACCAAGTCCACCATAAGAAACCAGTAGTTACCCATTGTGCTACTCGCCAGTATGGTTTATGTTTTTCTTTTACAGGATCGTTTATTTCATCAACAATTTTTGTAATAATAATCCAAATAGCATATGCCGCTACTGCCGCTACTGCATAACCCATAATAGATTTCATTAACATTTTTTCTAATACGAATGTACTAGCAAATGCACTTAATACTAAAAATGATGTACTAACTGGTACACCAACTCTTGTTAGCAATAATAGTAATGCAGGTGCCATTGCATGATACCACTTCACTTCCTGCCACGGAATTCTATTAAGTCGCCCGTATGATATATCTCCTCCATTCACTGTCCAGCCATACCATAAGGCCCAAAGTAAAACTGCCGAAGCAGACAACCATAATGTTTTCCAATGAAATCTTTCGTTGTTTGATGCAATCCATGTACCAAGAGTTTGTACTGAATCGTTTGCGATAACTGAATAGGCCGCTAATAGAAATCCTAGTCCCATCCAAATAGTTAAGTCACCCATTAGTGCCTCCCTTTGTCATATATTGTTTTAATATACTACAAGGTAATCTATTTTGTCAATGTTTTTTTAAATTTTTTTACAACCTGTAATTAGGTCATAAAAAAGGGCGACATAAAGCCGCCCTTTTAATATATATTCTAAAATTCTCGACTTATGAGAATGATAGGTTACCAGCTGTAACACCAATTTTTGCTAGGTAGTCAGCCGCGTTACCAAGAGATGAAGCTTGGTTGTTTAGCTCTACATAACCGTATCTTGTCATGAAAGATACTGTTGGTTCGAATGTTGCTGGATCAAGTACTGTACCTGATGACATTAGTGGGATGTATGGACAATAGAATGCCGCCGCATCAATCTCACCGTCGCCTTTGTAACCTACTAGTACTGGGCTATCGTCTGCCGCGTACTGGTCAACAAACACTCTCATAGTACCGTTTAATGTACCTACGAATTTAGTGTTAGTTGGTGCTTCAAAAGGACCTTCAGTTGTTCTTGCGAACGCTGAAGTTGTCGCTGATTGTAGTACTGTTAACATTGTTGGTGAAACAACAACGTAGTTACCTGCGCCACGTCTTGTACGTGTAGCAATTAAGTTAGCCGCTCTGTTAATAAGAACTGCTAACGCCGCGTGTTGGTCTCCAACGAAAGTTGCTTGACCTGATACATTCGCTTGATCGTATGTATCTGTTGCCGCGCCTGCTAAAGTACGTAGTGAAGTTAGAACTTCTTGGTCAATCTCAGCAGTAATTTCTTGGGCTAAAGCCTGCATAATTTCTGCTTCAACATCTAGACCATGCATTGAATTAGCATCTTGTGCCGCTTCAAATGTCCAACGTGCTGATAGTTTACGTGTTTTTGCTTCAACAGTTTGTTTCAATACTTGGATTGAAAGTTTACGACCTGCTTCTGCTTCTAAAGAAGAAGTTGAAGTTGGACCGCCTGTTGATGCGTCACCTGAGTAACCTTTTGCAATAGCAAATGGTGATAGTGCTTCGTCACCAGCCGCAACGCCTGCCGCTGTTTGACCATATCTTACTCTTAATGTGTGAATTTGTCCTACTGGACCTGTCATAGGTTGTACACCTACTAGTTCGTTTGCGATAACTGTTGGCATCACACGACGGATAACTGGTAGAATCACTTTGTTAAGTGAAGCAACGTTACCGGCCATTGTAGTACCAGAATTAGCTGATTCTGAAAGATAGCTCTTTGTGTTTTCAAGAACTGATTCCATTACAACTTTTTTGTTACCTTCTAAGCCATCTGTTAGGGCGCCTTTTGTAGCATCCCAATTTTCAAATAGATTCTGTGTCATTTGGAATTCTCCTTATTAATTTGATATTCCTGCTAACTTTTTAAGGTTAATAATTTCGGCTTCACTTTCAGTGTTCTGCGTGTGTGCCTTGTTACCTGTAATCACAGTCTTCTGCGATTCCGTTATTGTTTGTGAGCTCTTAACTGTAGTAGCACTTTCGTTTAATACTGTTGGTAAGTATTTGTTAAATTGTGCCTTTAACTTGCTTGTGTCAGTTGACTCAAGTAAGTTTGTCATTAGTTCACGTTTGTCTTTTGATAGAGGTCCCATAAGGTCAGTTAGCACCGCCTCACGTTCACGACTCTCGTTAATTCTAGCAATCTTTGTATTCGCTTCCTTAACCTTTGTCTCTCTGTCAGCAATTTCTTCTTTTGAAGCTTCAACTTCCGCTTTAGCTTCAGTAAGTTCTTTTGAAAGTTTTGAAATATGTGTTCCTTCTGCTAAATGTGAACCCATAAATTCAGCCGCAAATGTTTCAAATAGTTTTCTTCCAAACATATTTTCTTTTGCAGTTTTAATATCTTCTTTTAATGTACCAAGTTCTGTTGTTAGTGTATTCTCAACAATACCTGCTAGTTTAGAAGAAGCCTTATCTACGAATTCAGTCTTAGCTTTTGCAATTATTTCTTTACCTTCTTTAACAAGTTTTACCTTCTGTTCAATTAGGTCTTTCTTGTCTTTATGGAATTCATTAAGTTCTGAAGTAAGTTGTTCCATAACGAAATCTTCAAGTTTCTCAAAGTTTCCTTCTTGAACTTGTCTATCATTACGTAACTCAGCGATTTCTTTTTTCAAAGTTTCCATAACGAACTTATCTAAAAGTGTTGCGTGTTCTGCAATCTTAGCTTTGTACTCAACTTGAGCTTTAACTGCCGCTTGTTTGTCCGCTTTGAATTCTTCTAACTCTGATTTGATTGTATCTGATACCATCGCATCAAGTGCTTCCACCATTTGCGTTTTATCAGTTTCATATCTGTTAGCGAATTCTTCACGTAGCTCTGCAGTTAACTCTTCACGAGCTTCTTGTAGCTTAGATTCCCACGCCTCTGAAAGTGTATTTCTCACTTCCTCTGATATAACTTCTGAACCTAGGAGTTGTTCTATTGCATTGTTAGCCATTACTTTCTCCTAATATCTAGTTTTTCAATGAACTTTTGTACTTCCTTCTGAAAGTACTGTTCAGCTAATTTGTCGTTGTTTACTGCGGATGCAACATCCATTAATACGTTACCTCGCTTACCATTCATTATTTGTTCGTATAATGGGTCTGGATAAGCGTCTGGTGCACTTGGATTAGCTACAATATCAACTGTTTGTATTTCAAAATCGCTAACATTGCCGCTGTCTGTTACATTACCACTACCTCTTGATGAAACACCAAGTTTTACTCCATTATCTAAAAGGGTTTTACAAATATTTCCCATCGGAGTAGGTAACAGTTTTAAACGACCATAACCGTCTTGACCATCCATCCACATTTTCTCAATCATGTGTGACACACGGTCTAAATTTACTTGCAAATCATCTGGATGATCTGCTTCACCTAATACAGAGAATCCAGATTCGATTTTTTCTTGTATTGCTTTAACAGCTTTACTAATTTCGCTTACTGGATAAACTCTTTGATTTTGATTACGTTTTTCACCTTGTACAAAAATACCTTGCATGAACAGGTTCTTACCATCCTGAGAAGTCTCAGTAATGATTTGAGCCTGATCATACGATAGATTTTCTTTTAATGTACTTGATCTTAACATAATTATTCAGCCTTGCCTTTTTTCTCAGCGCCGTGACCTTTTGCTTCTGGACTTAATTTAGCACCATCACCTGGATGTGTTACACCCATGTCTTTTGGAGCATCAACTAAACCTGATTTGTCACCTTCTGAACCTTTTGCAGACATATCAACAGCTTTACCGCCCATATCATTCTTACCTGCTACTGGCGATGCTTTACCATCGTCACCTGCTGGCATATCTTTAGGGTGCATACCGTCTTTGCCTACTTTTTTAAGTTCAGCCGCTTCTTCTAGGTTTTCTTCTGCTTCAGCGTCATCTTTAGCTTCTTCTACTTTATCTTCTTCAGCATCATCTGCTTTAGCTTCTAAAGTTGGTTCTGCTACAGCTTCCATTTCTGGCATTTCTGGCATATCTTCAGCTGGCGCTTCGTCTTCTGAATCTCCCATAATTTTGGCAAATTCTGTTTTAAGATCCGCTAGTGCGTCTTCTACGTTTACTAACTTATCTTGGATTTCTTCATGATCGGCTTCGTGATCGTCTGTTTCACCGTCACCGTCGAAGTCTACATCGTCGCCGTCTTTTGGCTCTTCATCTGATAATTCCATTTCAGCTTCTGGTTCTGACATATCAGGTGATTCTTCACCTTTATCTTCGCCATACATTTCTTCAGCTTCAATTTCGTCATCATCTTCTTCGATGTCATCGATAAAGTCATCAGCTTTGTCTCCGCCTAAACCTTCATCAACTGTTTCTTCTTCAGCAACCTCATCTTCAATGATTTCGT